AAAGGAAAAGTTGATCCTATTATTGGTCGCAACGATGAACTTGAAAGTTTAGCACTTGCGCTAGGACGTAGAGCAAAGAATAATGTTCTTATGGTAGGCGATCCAGGTGTTGGTAAAACTGCTATTGCAGAAGGACTTGCATATAACATTATAAACGATCAAGTGCCGGACTTCTTAAAAGAGTTTAAAGTTTATAGTTTAGACATTGGTGCAATGTTAGCAGGATCAAAGTACAGAGGTGACTTTGAAGAACGTTTTAAACTTGTGCTTAAAGGTCTTACTAGGCAAGGTAAAACAATTATGTTCATCGACGAAGCACATATGATTAACGGTGCTGGCGCAGGTGGACAAGGCAATGCAAACGACTTAGCAAACTTATTAAAGCCAGCATTGTCAAAGGGCGATTTAAAAGTTGTTGCGTCAACTACTTGGGATGAATACAGGAAGTACTTTGAAAAGGATCGCGCTCTTATGCGTCGATTCCAAAGAGTAACAGTCGACGAGCCTACACCTGAAGTTACTAAGGATATCTTACGTGGTATTAAGAAGTACTATGAAGACTATCATAATACAGAAATTACAGAAGAAGCAATTGAGGCAGCAGTTAAACTCAGTGTAAAATATCAGAGTGATAAGAAACTGCCTGATAAAGCAATTGATTTGATCGATGTAGCCTGTTCAAGATTTAAAGTAAAAAATCAAAAAGATAATAAAATTGTAGACGGAGACGCAATACAGTTTGAATTATCTAAAATGATTAAAGTTCCAGCTGAATCAGTAGCAGAACGTGAAACAGAAAATCTTTCTAAGCTTGACGAAAACATGAAGAAAGTTGTCTACGGACAGGACAGTGCAATTGATGCTATTGTTGATAAAATCTTTGTTAGTCAAGCAGGACTTAAACCAGACGATAAGCCAATTGGTTCGTTTGTGTTTATGGGCCCAACAGGTACAGGTAAAACAGAAACTGCTAAACAACTTGCAGCAAATTTAGGTGTTAAATTAGTACGGTTCGATATGAGCGAATATCAAGAAAAACACAGTGTATCAAAACTTATTGGTTCACCTCCAGGCTACGTAGGTCACGAAGATAATAACGGACAACTTATTGACAAACTACAAGAGAATCCGAATTGTGTGCTACTACTGGATGAAATTGAAAAAGCGCATCCGGATATATCACAAATATTGCTGCAAATCATGGACAACGGTATTATCACTGGATCAAATGGTAAAGAAGCAGATGCACGTAATAGTATTGTAATACTTACAACTAACTTAGGTGCTAAAGAGTCTGAGAAAAATGCAATCGGATTTGGCGTCGATCAAGACGATACTAGTTACAGTGAAAAAGAAATGAAAAAGTTCTTTGCTCCAGAATTTAGAAACAGACTTGATGCTACTATTACATTTGGTAAACTATCAAAAGAAGTAATGATGAAAATTGTTGGTAAGTTTCTTGTCGAACTTAAAACTATGGTCAAAGACAAGGACATTATAATTACTGTATCTGATGATAGTTTAGATTATCTAGTCGATAAAGGATTTGACCCTAAAATGGGTGCAAGACCTTTACAGCGTGTCATTGATAAAGAAATAAAACGTCCACTTTCTAGAGAAATACTATTTGGTAATCTAAAGCAAGGCGGAACTGTACATGTTGATGTTAAAGATGGCGATATTGTATTAGAGTGCGAAGCAAGAGTACATGAAGTTACCGAAGCGTAATCTAACTACAAAGTTACACTACCGTAAGTATCTTTATAAAGTAAATTTATACACGGAGTTAGGCTTTATATTTAGAGCAGAGTTTGATCGCGGTGTAAGGTTAAGTTATGCCGCGACCAAACTAGACGAAATACGAACAACTCTTAAAGATCGAGGTGAATATCTAATTCTAAGGTTCCGAACTTCCTTTGCCTTATCTGAAGTGCAATTTAAAGAAGCTGAAAAATTATACAATCTACTTATAGATAGTGACGACTATAAGATAAGAATTGAACGTGGGTACAATCTATGGATATACTCTAACACTAAATCACTTATAGATGACATCATTAAAGTGAGCCCTGAAACAGTAATTTCTTATTGGGATGTAGAAGATGATATTGCTAAATTCTTATCTAACAATACTAACACAGTAATTGTAGATAAACCTACTGACTACGAGTATAAAGTGTATCTAACACAGGGATCAAATGGTCCGGCAATTGCCCGTTGGTTAGAGAATAACACTGATAAAAGTAGAGTCGGTGAAAAAACTCTTAATGATTTAAAAAATGACTGGATCTATGGTCAGTATTGCTATGTTAAAGATAGCAAAGTTTTATTAATGTATCAACTAGTATCTGGTGGAGGCAATCCTCGGGTTGAGAAACTAGTTTACAGTGGTGATATTGATAAATATAATTATGGCACAGAGTGAAAACATTTTAACAACAATTACACACGTTGGCGATAGTAATACACAAACGCACACAGGTGATAAATTTAAAGGCGACGGTTACTACGGACGTAGTGATGGTCTGCATACTATACAAATTAATCTTAATGACTTTATTGGTACAATTGCTATGGAGGGAACTTTAGCATCGACACCAACTGACGACGATTGGTTCACTATACCTCTAGGTACAGGTAACACGTCAATGGATACAACTGGACTTATTGGTGAAGCAACAGTATCTGGTATTACACATTCAACTGGTAACAGTACATCAAGCACAAAGAATTTTACAGGTAATTATGTTTGGATACGTGCTAAGATAACAGATTGGACTGCTGGTTCGATTACAAATATCAAACTAAATCATTGAGGGCAGACATATGGCAAAGCAGATAATCAATATAGGAACTGGTGAACTTACAGGTGACGGTGAAACTATTCGTTCGGCATTTGATAAGGTTAACGATAACTTTAATGAACTATATGCAGGAGGCGGCGGCAGCGGCGGCGGCGCTACTGTACTAACTGACCTCGGAATAACTGAAGGTACTGACGGACAAGTTTTAAAAACAGATGGTGCTGGTACATACACATTTGTAAATGTTGGCGATTTGATTGCTGACTATGGCGGAATAAGTGTAAGCCCAGAAGACTTTGCAGAAGATATATCAACAGTAAATATTAGCGACTTAGCAGATGTAAATGCTCCTAATCCTAGTGTAGGTGAAGTTCTTAAATGGAATGGTACTGCTTGGACTGCACAAGCAGATACAGTCGGAAGTGGTGGAATTGCACTTACGGATATCAGTGTTACAAGTCTTGCAGCCGCAGGTAACGGAACACTTACATACGACAATGCAAATGGTGTGTTTACATATACTCCACCTGATCTAACAGGATACTTAACAAGTTATACAGAAACTGATCCTGTAGTAGGTGCAGTTACAGGTATTGTAAAAGCAGATGGCGCAGGAAATATTTCAGCAGCAGTGGCAGGAACGGATTATAGCACATTCGACGGTGATTACAATAGTTTAACTAATAAGCCAACAATTCCTACAGCATATACTGATTCAGATGTTGATGCACACTTAAATCAAAGCAATCCAACAAGCGGTTATGTTTTAAGTTGGAACGGCTCAGACTATGCATGGGTTGCGCAAAGTAGCGGAGGTATTGCGTTAGGTGATTTAAGTGTAGGTGCTGAAGATCCTGCCTCAGGCGATGGCGGTATTTCTTATGATAATACAACTGGAGTTTTTACTTATGCTCCCCCAGATCTATCACAGTATCAGCCAGTAGGCAACTTGAATGCAGACATTGATGCTCATTTAAACACAAGCACTGCAACTGCTAACCAAATACTAAGTTGGAACGGTACAGATTATCTTTGGGTTGCAGACCAAACAAGTGCTGGTGGTACTGATACTGTTATTGCACCATTTGCATTTGCAAATGTAGAGACTACTGCTAATGGTTCTGCTACTGGTATTAGCTGGAGTAACTGGAATAGTGGAAACGCATCACTTGATTTTACTTTTGATAATGCACAAGCAAATACACAATATACAGTTGTAACTGACAGTGAAACATTTGATGATTACTTTGTAGGTATCAGTAATAAAACAACAACTGGGTTTACAGCATCGTTTTATGATGATTCACAATCTCGTACACCAAGTAACTTTTCACCATTTACAATTATAGTATATGCTGAAACACCAACAGCTACTATTACAGGTTCAAATATAAGCAACGCCAGTATAGGTGCATTAAACGATGTAAGCATTAGTTCAGCAACAACTGGACAAGTATTAAAGTATAACGGCAGTAGTTGGGTTAACGATACTGACGCTGGTAGCAGTGTTACTAACATGGCTTCACTAACAGATGTTGATAGTGTTGACACAGTTGCAAGTGGTGACTTTTTACTATTTGATGGCAGTTCAAGTGAATACAAATTTGTTGCTTTTGAAGCAGAAGTAAACGGTTTGATTGATAATAGAACAGGCAGTTCAGGACACATTAGTACACAATCACAATATGCAGGTATAATAACAACATATCCCGCAGATCCTACTAATACAGATAATCATGTACTAGGAAATAATGGTACACCAAGTGTGCATAATGCAAGTACAGCGTGGTATTATGGTGACGTAGTAAGTGATCCAACAAACCCAACAACCACAGTGGTGCTTGATATTGACAGTGGTATACTAACAGGCGATGTTATTGGCAATATTACCAGTACCGGCACAAGTACATTTAGCGGTACTGTTGATTTTTCAGCAAGTAGCAATGTAGACTTTACAGGTGCAACAGTTAGTGGGTTACCAAACGATACATGGGCTACACTAGGTGACAAAGATGGTCCTGCAGGCCCTTCAAAAATTGCACTAGGAACTAATGCAGGCAATATCAATCAAGGAGCCAATTCAATAGCTATAGGTGCTCAAGCAGGAGTAACCAATCAAGCGGCTACAAGTATTGTAATCAACGCAACAGGAATTGTATTAGATAATCCTATACCAGAAAGTTTTGTAGTTAAACCTGTTAGAGGACTTGTAACTGCACAAGCACTTTATTATGATGTTGCTACAGGCGAAGTTACATACGGAGATGCATTTGATGGTGCATTTGGTTCATTGTCAGGAACACCAACCACAATAGCAGGATACGGAATTACAGATGCATTTGATGGTGCATTTGGTTCATTGTCAGGAACACCAACTACACTTGCTGGTTATGGAATTACAGATGCATTTGATGGTGCATTTGGTTCATTGTCAGGAACACCAACTACACTTGCTGG